GAAGCTGCAGCAGAAGCCGCTGAACTGGCTGCATTTGTTTCGCTTGTTGAAGCATTGGCCTCAGAACTTGCTGCGTTAGTTTCAGAAGTCGCCGCAGCGGAAGCACTAGAAGAAGCTGCTGAAGCGCTGCCAGAAGCAGCAGTCTCAGAGGCACTGGCTGCGGAAGCACTTGAAGCACTAGCCAAAGCTGAAGTGTTTGAGTTAGAAGCACTAGTTGCAGAAGCTGTTGCAGAGTTTGCAGAGTCAAGAGCAGAAGAAGCTGCGTTAGTCTCACTGGTAGCTGCAGCAGTTTCACTTGCCAAAGCAGCGGAAGCGGAAGCCGCTGAAGCAGTAGCACTAGTTGAGCTAGAGCTAGCAGAACTTGCAGCATTAGTTTCAGAAATAGCTGCAGCGGTCTCACTTGCCAAAGCAGCAGAGACAGCAGTTAAGGCAGTAGCCTCAGAAGAAGCTGCGTTAGCCTCACTAGTTGCAGAAGATGTTGCAGAAGCTAAAGCAGCAGAAGCAGACAAGGCCGAAGCAGTTTCACTAGAAGAAGCGTTAAAAGCACTAGTAGCAGCCGCCTGTTCACTTGCCAAAGCGTTAGCAGCGGAAGTAGCAGCAGAAGCACTAGGAGCTTCCCAAGCAGCACCGTTATAGAACTTCAGAACAGAGTCTGTTGTGTTCCAGTAGACAGTACCAGCAATAAGGGGGTTGCCATCATTGTCTGTTGTTGGGTCTGTAGCATAAGCACCAAGGTATCTATCATCAAACTGATCAAAGATAGCTTGAACAGAAGCCAAGTCCGAAGCAGCACTAGAAGCACTTCCTGCAGCAGCTGTCTCAAAGTTAGCTGCGTTAGTCTCGCTTAGAGCGGCAGCAGCAGCAGAGTTAGCAGAAGCAACTGCAGAAAGCCCTGCAGCAGTCTCAGAAGCGGCAGCATTAGTTTCAGAAGTAGCTGAAGCAGTTTCAGAAGCCAAGGCAGCTGTTGCTGCGTTAGAAGCTGCAGTAGCACTAGCTGCGGAGGCAGTAGCACTAGTGGCGGACTCACTTGCAGCAGTTAAAGCATCAGCTTCAGAAACTAGAGCGGCAGCAGCGGAAGCAGCAGCAGCAGTTTTACTGTTTAGTGCGTTAATCTCAGAAGTAGCAGCAGCATTCTTAGAAGCCAGAGCAGCTTGCGAGTAGCTAAAAGAGTCAAGAGCAGAACCAGCTGCGTTAATTTCAGAGGTAGCAGCAGCATTCTTACTGTTTAGTGCGCTTACGGCACTGTTATAAGACTCAGCAGCTTTAGTTTGAGAAAGGCTTGCGGAAGCAGCAGCAGCGGTTGCACTGTTACCTGCGTTAGTTTCGCTTGTAGCAGCATTACTTTCAGAGGTAGCAGCTTCACTTGCTGAAGTATTGGCTTGTCCAGCATAGTACTGAGAGTCAGCAGAAGCTTGTCCCGCATCAATAGCATCTTGAAGAGCGGCAGCAGCACTAGTTGAAGAAGCAAAGGCAGAGGCAGCAGAGTTGATTTCTGAGGTAGCGGAGTTAGTTGCAGAGGTACTCGCAGAGCTAGCAGAAGCTGCAGCACTAATAGAGTAAGTCCTAGCTTCTTGTGCAGGGTATTCCCAAGCACTACCTTCATAAACACCAAGTTCATTTGTTGTTGTGTTCCAGTAGAGGGCACCCTCAGTAAGAGGGTCACCATCGTTGTCCAGAGTGGGAGCAGAGGGCTTAGGGCCGAGGAATACATCATCCAAGGTATCTAAAGCAGTCTCTGCTGCTGTCTGGGCTGACTCTGCAGCTGTTTGAGCAGCTAAGGCAGCGGCCTCTGCGGCTACTGCGGAAGCAATATAGTTTTCACCACCAAGGTTAATGTCTGTGACAGTATCTCCTGCAGCATTAACAATAACTACGTGGAAGTCGCCATTAAGGTCAATGTAAGCACTAGAAACAGAGTCCCCCTTAGTACCCTGTGGGCCAGTACGGGAAAGGGAAAGTTGAAGTTGCTCAGTGTTGGTAGTAACACTATACTGATTAGGTGAGTTAAGAGTAACTGTATACTGTGTCATTATACTGCCTCAGTCGGTGAGTAGCGAACTTGAATCAAGCCACGCAAAGGTTTCCAAATCTGTTGATTAATACCAGAACCTGAATCAGCAACTTCTAACTCGACAAAACCGTAGACTGGTTGGTCTGGTTCTGGAGTAGTTGCCCAAGTGCTAATAAGGTCTTCTGGGATGACGATATCAAACGTATTGTCTGTAGGGTCAGTGTCTAAAAGGGAGAGAGTTGTAACTGCAGCTGTTGGAGAAGGGTCGGAAGGAACCGCACCAGAGCCTTGAATGTTAAGACCTTCAACTACTTTTGCTGTTAGACTGTACCCTGCTAGGTTTGTAACCCAACCAATAACTACGTTAATACGTACTTGTTCTCCTTGAACAACAGAGACGAGAACACTCCCATCATCTGTAATAAGGTCTTTGGATTGGCCTGTAATTTTTGAACGTGGCATTTTGTTTCCTTTCTACCGATCCTCAGATGGGTAAGTAAAGTGATTATAGTTAGAAGCCGAAGCCTCTTGTTGTTACCTTAGCACCTGATCTAATTGGGAACAGGTACTCGACAGCGTAGCGTAGACCATCGGTCCAGTGTTCAACGCCTTCTTTTTTGTCAATGGTAGCACTATCAGGATTGCTTTCTATCCACTGAGTTCGCTCTAGCGATTTAATTGTGTTTGTACACTTAGGGTGAACATACATATCTACATCACCATTAGCATTCTTGAACTTCTTGTTAACAGCAGCAACAGAGTCAATAATAGGCGGGGCCTTGTTATGCGCTCTTGTCGAGATGCCATTACCTTGTAGGATACTAAAGTCTGTTGTTCCTACAGCTGCAGAAGACTTCCTAGCACGACCACTAGGGTCAGGATAGGAGATAATTTTGTGTCCCTTGAAGCGCTCTTTTAGTGCTGCAGCTAGGGTCTCTGTGTCTGGATGCCCTTGCATCTCGTCTAGGATGTGGATTTGTCCACCTCTCAAGGCAAAGATTACAGAAGCCATTATCGTTTATGTTCAGTGAAGTTCGTTAGGCTTCACCCGAAGTAAGTTATGTTGTGTTATTTATTTTCTATTAGATAACGGATAGCTTTTTCTAGACTTTTAACTTTGTCCTTAAAAGCACCAATACCTGTGTTACAGTGTCCACAAAGAACACCTCTTATGTGTCCCTTACCGTGGCAATGGTCTATGACAGCACTATTACCAATGTTGCGAGAGTCCTTAGTGAAATTAACAGAGGTCTCGCAGATAGCACACAAACCTTCCTGCTGAAGTAAAAGAGAGTCTCTTTCATCTAAAGTAATGCCATATTTTCTTTTGTAATACCACTTAGTTTGTTCTTCTTTAGAACAATCTTTGCAATAGGTTTGTTTCTTATCTTTTCGTCCAGCATGACTGCCAAACATTGTAAGGGGTTTGTTTACCTTACATACACAACAATTTTTCATGTTAAGTCTCCTTCTAAAAGGGAACATAACTTACTTCTGCTCATAGTTTCCTATGAGACCAGACTATATCTTATACACCTAAGTGTATCCTCGCGCTTCCACCCACTTGGGTGTACTTCCTTGCGGAATAGTCGTTGCACGTTCCAAGAACAAGTGTGTTCAAGGCTTCGCTCAGGGTTGCCTTATACTTAAATAAAGTACTTAGGGTTTCTCTGAATTCACGAGATTTAAAGTCGGCTAATTTAAAATCACCGACGTTGAAGTCAATAGCAACATGTACATCCTCCCCTACATCAAAGTAAGGAAGATCTTTGTTGATATGTTCTTGTCTATTAAACGTGTAGAAGACGTTACTACCAGAGTCTTCAAAGCTAGCAGTATACTCTCTAGCAAACTTCAAAGGGTCTAGTGTTAGTTTAACTCGACCAATCTCTTCTTCATCCAGAAAAGGGGAGTCCTTATAAGTGTAAGTATAGCTCTTCCAACTATCATCAGAATCTTGTCTGTTGTACATGTCATAGAAGTAGTCATAACCACTAGGAGTACTAATGATAAGCGCTCTACCAGGGTTAGCGCCATACTTCTTAGAGTTCTTTGGAGACCAACGAGTGGCAACACAAGGTTGAATAATAGACTCCCAAGATTCCTTGAGGTTCATACCAGCGCCCTTCCAAGAAGTAACCTCATCGGCTACTACAAAGTATTGGCCGGTACCACGCATACGTTGTGATGCCTCATAAGACCAGAGCTTAAGCTGAACATTCCCAGGAAACCAGAACGTGCCCGAAGCCTTAGAGGACTTATCAGCAAAGTCTTCCATGCCTAACTGCCAAGCAATCAAGGGATAGTAAATATCCACCGCCTGAGAGTAGGTCGGGGCAATAAGAGCAACGTTTTTGTTTGGGACGTCATCAGGGAGGTTCATAAGTTCTTGTACAGCCAAAATAGCAGCAGTAGCAGCTAAGTAAGACTTGCCAAAGCCTCGACTAGCATTCACCACAGAATAACGACATGTGTGGTCTACAAATAAATCTCTAATTACTTCTGACTGTTTTTCATGTAAACTAATTTCTGTCATACTATTTCTCTAACTTTTAAATTACTATGGTCTAGTTTTTTCCATCATTTCACGAATAGCTTTGATATTCTCATCAATACGAGCGTTAAGTAAAGCTAACTCTTGCTGTGTCTTTTCCACAGCTGCCAAACGGATCTCGTACCTAGCAATATCTCTTGCATTTAGGGTAACACTTGACTCAAGACTAGACATAAACCAAACTACACCAAAAGTTTGTATTACGATTGCTAAGATAAAGGAAATTGGTACACTCTTAGATAGGTGCCAATCATCATCGCCAGGTTCTCTCATGGGCTTCCCCTTTTTTTATTTTTTGTTATCAGTAAGAACAATGGAAATTGGTTTCTTTTCCGTAATTTCTTGTTCAAGTTTATCAGGGATTTTCTTGTAACCATAAGCCATGAGGTTATTGATGAGAGTACCTTGGGTGGCGGTCATCTGAGCGTAAGCACCGCTACCGCCTCTGCCCTGAGCATCTAGCTCATTTAGCCTAACTTGGATGTCGTTATATTTCTTTACCATCATCTCAATAGGATCAAAGCCAAGCTCTTCAAGCTTCCTTACTGATGCCATAGAGTTAATGTTCTTAGCGCCCTTAGGACGACCAGCCCCTGGCTTGCGCCCTCCAGTTTTATTTTTACGATTATCTGGCATGTTGGCCTCCTTTCAGGTTTTAACACAGGTTGTGTTGGGAAGATATTTTATGTTTTTAAAATTTTTTCTTTGTTATTAATAGTTTACAAAATAAACAAAACATTACCTTGAAAACTATAATAAATCTACTTTTATTCTTCATAAAAACCAAAGAATAAAACAAGACTTACTACCTACAAAACTTCTAAGAATCTTACTAAAATTCTCTATAATAAATTCTTACACTAAGGGTACCAAAGTGATACTCAATAACCCCCCGTGCTGTATATGCAACTTCAAACAAGTGCATAGAGGGGACATCTTCGGGGGGTCATCAGGAGGTACTGTTAGACAGTAGTCCTTGGGGAGGTTCTCTTTCAGATGTCAGTAGAGAGTCCCAGCGTATCACTTTGGCAGAGCCTTAGCAAAGTTATTCTTAAACGTCAGGTAATTTTCTTATGATGTTTTTATGGAGTTGTCTGGGGAATCGAACCCCACCGTGAAGGTGCTTATGACGCCTGTAGTAAGCTTTTTCCACAGATAAACCTATGACAACTATTATGACAACTGTGTTGTTGTTGGCGGTCCCTATAGGATTCGAACCTATGACCTAGTCATTAGAAGTGACTTGCTCTTTCCAGCTGAGCTAAGGAACCGTTAGTAGTACTTCTTGGTGGTGCCCCCGATCGGACTCGAACCGATAAGCCTTTGGGCGACAGATTTTAAGTCTGTTGTGTATACCATTCCACCACGGGGGCTTTAGTTATTTCATTTGAGCCAGGAGGTTAACGGCTGTATCAAAGTCTTTGGTAGACTTGGCATGGGTAGAACAGTAAAGTAATTCTTCTACTGTCATTCCTTCTGCTAAAGCATTAGCGATAGCTCCTCTGACGTAGTCCATTGGTTCTAGTTTAAACATTTCTTAGTGATCTTTCGGTAGTGGTCCTCCCCACAGGACTCGAACCTGTAACCAAAGCGTTATGAGCGCTCTGCTCTAACCAGTTGAGCTAGAGGAGGAAAGCAAAAAAAAAGAGTTACCCTCCCCGAAGCACCTCCAATCATCCAGTTAAGGACAATTAGGAGGTGCTCCGAGGAGGGGAGTTTAAGGGATAAACCCTTCAATAGTTCCAAGCTTACCTGTATAGTAAGAGTGATAGTGATCCCAAGAAAGTTCATAAACTTCTCCGAGGTGCTCTACGACCATGATATCATGAAAAGCCTCACCTTCTTTCTTTCTCATTTCTACAAACTCAACCATAATATAGGCTTTGTTCTGATTATAAGGAATGAAGGTTTCTGTAGTAGTCATCATAGGTCTTCCAACATAACAATCTCAACTTTATTAGGATTAGGAAGTTTCTTAAGAGTCTCGTGGTAAGCCTTAGCAACTACTACAACCTTACCCTTAGCCTGTTCAATAAAGCCTTGGTGGTGTACTGCGGTCCAGCGATAGATAGAGAAAGACCTTGCCCCGTACTTACGAGTAGCATTTGAGATGGTAGCTTCAATGGGGTCAGTAACAACAAAGGAGATGTCAGGTTTCCTCCAGAGGTAGTCGATAAGTTCTTCTGTGAAGGTATCAATACCATACACACAGCATACATCTAGGTCTCCGTAACGCTTGTAGTAATTTTCCTTTGAGACTTTGGGGTCAGCCTTTAGTCGAACTTTCGTAATAGGTCTGCCAGGGCTTCTTTTCTCACTCGACTTCTTTGACATTCTCTAAACTTTCTTTAAGTTCCAAAACTAGCTTATCCTTTGCAATCATAATCAAGTTTACCTTAGCTTGATAGTGAGAGATTTCTTGACTTGAAAAATTAATGAGGGAAAGTTTAGTTCGATTCTCATCACTCAAATCTTCAACAAAATACTCAACATCATTAATATGAAAGCTTGTTTTAGACTCTGTAGTATCAGCCATTTAGTAGTTCCTTAAGTTCATCATAACCACCAATAATATCAATAATTACTGGTACTGTTGTTTTATTAAGTTCTGTCTTAATTACTTCTACCCAAAGCTTCTTTTTAACTTCAGGAAGCTTGTCCAGGTTTTTATAGACATACTTAGTGTTAGTACTATCGAGGAGTGCCCTAGCTTTATCACAGTAAGGGCAATCACTCTTACCTAAAATAAAGTACATTAAGCTTCCTCTTCATCTTCATCTTCCTCTAAAACTGAGATGGTCATTTTTACAGCATCAGAGAAGATACCCTTAAAGATGTCTTCCAGACTCTGGCTAGAAGTGAAGTCAAGGCCACCATCAAGGTAACCTTCGAACATGTCTTGAATCATTTCGTCCAGTTGTTCTTCTTCACTCATTTGGATTTTCCTTTTCCACTCATAATCTCATCTTCTTCTTGCCAGATAAGATGGCTAATATCACTACGATTAATTCCGATATCCCGCAGTTCACGGTCTGTCAACGTGTTTAGCTCTTTAATAATTTGACGATGTTTACGCCAAGTAGCTAGGTATTTGAGGTAGCGGGTTAGCCACTTCTCTTCAATAAGTTTCTTAAGCTTTAGCATCATCTAACCTTTTTTGAATACTTAGGGCAGCGGACACAAGCATGTCCAGTACTGTTTCTTCATCCTCAACACTAGAAGAAAGCTCTACAGAACCGTCTTCAGCGAGGGCCAGTACTACTGCACCCCACTCGAATACTTCATCACAAGCATCAAGCACATAACTGTGACTACCATCATCTTCGTCTTCATAGTTGTTATCCGTTTTTGGATACTTGTCTCGAATAACAAACTCTACTACGTTTGACATTTAAAAAACACCAGTCATTTGCAAAATAGTTAAACCGATGTAAGTCATTACTACACTAGTGATAACGAAGCCAACAACTTTACCAAGGAGATAGCCCGAAGCTACCGCTAGTGTTTTCTTATCCATCTTTTCCATTTGATAGTTCTTCCATAATTTGTTTACGTTTACTTTCAGAGTATGTTTTCCATAGTCTGATATCTTCTAGGGATCTGCCACAACTGCTGCAGCAGACCCCCTTAAGTTTACATTCCCTTTTACAAGGTGAACTTATTTGTTCTTTAACGTCAGGTATCTTAGATCTCACAACCACCTGCACCGCAAGCTAGTGTTTGAGAACCTTCTGTGTTATCCTCAAACTCATACTCAACGAGTTTAGAGAAGTCAACTTCTGGCATAGCCTTTACAGCAGCCTCAAACTCTTCTTTTGTGCAAGGAGTATAAGGGGCTTGTTCGTAGGTGTGATTAGAGTAAGGCAAGAAGGAAATGCCAGTAAGGGCGTCAAATTGTTCATAACACCAAGCACCAACCTTCATCCACTCATCTTCTTTAACGTAGATGGTTACAGAAACAGAGTGTTCTGCCCAGTGCTTCTTAAACTTCAACCAGTTTTCCAGTTGCTCAATAGCTGTTTGTTCGTTAGCTAGAGTAGCACCCTCTGGAGACTTGATAGGGAAGTAAAACACAGTTGTCTTCGCAGGGTTCATAGCGTCTGGCTCGTTAGGCACCCCTTGATCTTTTAGGAGAGCTGTCAGAGGGTCCACGCTTGACTGACGTACTGCACGAATATAGTAAGGCGAGAACCGACCATGAATACCCGAAGCAGAATCTACAAGCTGAGATACAGTACCAGAAGGCTTAACTGTTGTAATAGCTGTAGCGGGGTTAATGCCAATACGCTTTGCAAACTCTACGTTTGTCTTTACCGCAGAAGCTTTCATAGCTTCCAAAAGTTCAGGCTTAGGGTTACGAAGAATCTTACAGTCTTGGATACCTGTCAAAGACACACCCAAGAGTGCTTCTTCTTCGCAGTTCTTTTGCCATACTTTACGAACGTACTTAAAGTCTGTAAGGGAGGCTTGCAGTGTACCGAGAATAGTCGCAATACGAATCTTACGAGTAAGTTCTTTCTCGCTGTCATCTTCTCTGCAAACAACTTCAGTAAGGTTACAGAGTTGACCATTACGAAGAGCAATCTCTGCACAAGGGTTAAGTCCAATAATCTGTTCAGCATCACGGCGCTCTGGCGCAAACCGTTGCAAACCATAACGAGATACAATACCCCGTTCACCAGAACCAGACTTCATGAGAGAAATCCATTCTTCCATGAATACTGCCATAGTGGGTTTTTGCTCATAGGCAGCAGAGTTGTTTGCCAAGGCACGTTGTGCATCGGTTTTGTACCACATACCTGACTTACAGTCACGCACTTCAGGATCTCCAAGATCTGATAGAGAGATGAGTGCAGAGCGACGTACACCACCAACAACAACCACTTCAGCAATCTTACAAACAATGTCATGGACTTCGATTGGGCGTAGTTTACGGCCCGCTGCTTTCTTAAACATAACTGTAACAAAAGCAAAGAGATCTTGGAGCGGTTCTGGACCAGAAGCCCGACCACCCATAGTCTTTAGGCGAGCACCTTCAGGGCGAATACGGCTGTAATCCCACTGATGTATGTTACCAAGGTAAAGTTCAGCAACAAGCTTTCGTAAGCCTTTTGCCCAACCTTCTGCACTGTCTTCAAGAGTAATAACACGACCTGTCTCCGTAAAGTTATCGTTAACAATAGGTAGTTTGTTTACATACTGAGCTTCAGCACTAAAGCCTACACCAGTTCCTGCCATCAAGATAAACAAGATTTCATCAAATACACGAATGTGATCTACAGCTGCAAAAGAACAGTTATAGCCACGGAAGTGATTTTGTTCGAGAGCGTTACCCGCTGACCACATGGCCCGCATGGAAGGCATTACTTCACGGTTGTAAACAGCATCTCGAATTTCTGCATAGTCCGCAGGGGTGAGTTTATCTCCCGCACGTTTCATCCAGAAACCAACTAGTCGATCTACAGTCTCTCCCCAGGATTCACGACGACCCTCGTCATCTAGAAATCGTGAGTAGCGTGAAAGGTGGATAAACGCTTCGTAAGGTTTCATTGAGTTCATAGTATTTTCCTTTTTGCTTACTACTGACAAGGTGATTATTGGGATTATCCTAATTGAAAATCACCTTGTCATTGTGCGCTAAATTGTTATTTGTTTTTCTTATTTTTCTTAGAGGTAATTCTAAATTCTTCGCTGAGAACAAAAGCAGTGTTTTCTTCTTCCAATTCTTCTTCAGCTACTTCTTCTTCAGCTACTTCTTCTTCAGCTACTTCTTCTTCAGCTACTTCTTCAACGGGTTCTTGCCCCTTTGCTTCTTCCCAAAGCTGAACATAAGCTACTTTTTCTTCCTCGGACATCTTCTCGTTGTTTTTAATAAACAAGTCCAAATGTTCTTTTGTTGAAAGAACTTTAATCCAGCTATTCAGGTGCTCTTTAAGTCGAGTTTTATTTACTTTATTTTCCACGTTTTATCCTTTAATTAAGTTTGTTCTTGTCTACCTCTAGCAACATATTCGCTGCGTAGTAAAACTGGTCTTTATTATCACTCTCTGGCGTATGCTCAAACTCATCTTGAATACCCAATATAAAAGACCTAACAGCGGGGCTCAGATCACTTATATCTGCTTCACCGTCATTGAGTAATTGGAGGATAATCGAGATATACAGTAAGCCCATTGTTTCATCTATCATACTCTTTTAAACCCTTCACTTGTATTCATGGCTTCCTCTTCTTCATAGTACTGTCCCTCAGTGAGTCTTCCAGTAGGAAAGTTATAAAGCAGTGCTCCTGATGGCCCTGTAAGACCAGTATGACGACATTTGAGGACTTTTGTTTTAATCGTGTTTCTTTTAGCTTCATCTGAGCTCCCAACATCACGAGAAAACGCAATAATATCCATACAAATTTGTTTAATAGAACCAGAACCCTTGATGTCATCCATCGAAGGTAGTTGGCCCTCCTCAAAAGATTTACCACCACTGTTTGTCTTACGTAGGTGACTAATTAGACCAATCCAGACGTTATGCTTCTTAGCAAGTCCAAGTAGACGGTTCATAATCTTATCAATCGCCTCGTTACCTGTTAACCCTTCACTGCCTTCAGAAGCAAGGATCGTGATGTGGTCAATAAAGATGTACTTAGCACCAGACAAGGCCATATACTCTAGGTGGTCCATGATTGACCCATCAGAGATAGAGCCGTGGTGGTCCAGAGGAAGAACACGATCAGACCCAAAGACTTTATCATAACCAACTTTAAGCTCTTCAAGTGGTACCTCCTCATTAGCTGAGTTACGGTTTAGAACCATACTAGCCATCTTAACGGCGTACTCTTCTGGGCTCTCCTCAAGAGATACAATACCAATCTTATCCTCAGTAGTTTCTAGCAAGTGAACTGCAATCTCTCTAAGTAGAGTTGATTTACCACTACCAGTGCCAGAAGTCCAAAGAGTAATTTCACCAAAGCGCATACCCTTTAGTTTGGCATTTAGCCCTACCATGAATTCGGGGTAAGGTACAGACTCCATTTCATTATAAGCAACCACACGATCCCATAGGTCTTCTTTGTTAAGAATACCAGCAGGTGTGTATTCACAGGCATCATAGACAGCCTTTAGAACTTTGTCGGGGTCTTTAATCCAAGTATCGCTTGCATCCTTCTCTGGAGTTTTAGCAATCTTAACCTTGTCATAACCAATAATACGTGCTGCTTCTTTTGTAGCCTCTTGGCCAGCGGCATCATTATCGAACCAAATGATAACCTCTTCGAAGTTGCGAATCCAGTCA